CCCCAAGTTTTGCATCTGTCGCCTTCTGTAAGGTATCCTGCAGTTATCATCTCTGCAACTGTATTAAAATCATACCTGTCTTGCAATTCTGTTACTGTAAGAGTGACCGAATCAACGTCTGATATATAATTTCTTATATCGAGAGTTCTTCTGTATATAGTAGAACTGTCAGGAATAGTGTCTGGGGTTTCATCTTTTGAGTAAGAGTATAGTATTTCTGCCCCTGTATCACCTAGCTTTGCATACACACCAATCTCTCTGAACTCATAAGATGTACCGAAAGTCGTGTTGTTAAAAGTCCCTTGTACTTTGACAGAATTATCATCCATCACTCCTGTGCTTGACACATAAAATTCATGAAAACTGCTTACTATATCTGTTAAGTCTTTTATATCGCCTGTATAAGTTCCGTTACCTATCTTCATTTTTGTGAAATTTAAACTTCCTAACTCAGCTTGGACTTGAGATAAAAGTGCTACTCCGTCGTCTGTAAGTTCAAAATCTTGAAACGCCATTAAATAACCTCCTCTTTAAATCCTATTTGCATAACATCGTAATTGTACATAGCACCAGCAACCTTTAAATCTTTGCTAGTTAGTTTATATAAATATTGTCTTATTAATTTTACTCCTGCAGGGTAGAACTTTTCTAATTCGTCTAATATTTCTGTAGAAAAAGTAGGATCTAGATCATAACTCAAATTATAAGACGCATCAGTGTTATCAGTTTCAAAATTAGTCCCTTCAACTTCCCAAGTTGGAGTTAAAGTAGGGTAAAACCCAGCTACAGCCCTTGTGGCTCTCAATAAGTTGTTGTGAGTAGGAACTATAAAGAAGTTATAATATCGTATCTTCAAAAGTGATCTATAAGTGTCCACGTCCTCGCCTTCCATATACTCCCTTCCCACATTTGAACCTAGTATTTTAAGATACTCTAGAGGTGCTGTATCTATGTAAAAATATTCAGGAAGATTATCTACATAGCTAGTTATCATTTCAAATAAATCAGTCCATGTTTTTATAAGTTTCATGGTGTTTTCTTCATTCAGATACACGTCAGGAGTTAGATTTATAAACATATCATATACATTCATATTAAGACCCCGCAATCATGCTTGGTTTCTCGTTACTTCCATATGCTATTACATTTATATATTCTGTGTCGGCGGATTTTTTAAATGTTACATTTATAGCATCATAGTTAGAAGCCTCGTCAACATTATCTTTTATGTAGTCAACTGCGTCGCTTGTAGTTACATATCCAGCTATTTTTACCTGCTCACCATATTTGATTACGGCATCTGTGAAAGTTGTAGGATAAGAAGCAGGGACAGTTTCAATTAAAAAGTCTGTATCAATCTCAGTAGGTCTATCAAAACCTATATTTACAGTGTCACCAGCCAAGGTGGTTATATTCTCTCTTTCACTTCCTACGGTATAAGTAGAAGGCAACACCTTGCTGAATATAGCTTGTGTTATTTCACTAGTCACGCCGCCATCTACAACAATATGAATAGCCCTTCTTGCTACTCCATCAACCTCTATATCTGTTCTGTTTTGAACTACATTCACAGAATTTACACCACTTAATTTTATAAGCTCAGCATATACCCCGTCTTCATTCCAAAAAGTTTCCTCCGATTCTTGATTGAAGAACCTTTTCCGCGATTCCTCAGTAGTTTCTAAGTCTTGCCCACCCTCAAAAGCTGCAATGTTCGTAAAAGTATCTCCCCAGTTAGAAGGCGTGGACTGTATTGTATTGACTTCTCCAATATCAGCATTTCCGATCTCGCCAATTGTAGAACATCTAGCTGTAAATGTAAAAGGGACTTCATCTACTGTGATAGCTTCTGTATTTACATACACAATATCAGTATTTTCTTTTTTTATTTGTAATTGTCCAACACTTGCAGTTGCTCCAATAGTTGGATTAGTAGCTTGCATTTGATAAGATATTGCGTAATCTGGCATCTTTTTATAATGAAGAAAGTTAGCTGCTCCACCATCAAAATAAGTACCTTCTGCTTTTCTTAATTCCAGGTTATCAAATCTACTCTGGGTATAATCTAATACATATTTTGCTATAGTAGCAACTGGCCAATTTAGGCCATACCAGTCACTATTTTCTGACACGTTTAAGTCACTCCCAAAAGCATCTTCACTTTGAGCTAATTCTTGTAAATATGCCATTATTTCAGTTTGTGTCAATGTTACTATTGCCATTAATTAGATCCTCCTTTCAGTATTTAAAGTCAGAGTCCCATATATGGTTTCCATTGTGCCTTCTACAGAAACACTTCCGCTTTCTATAGTCACATCTATGTCATATACATCAGATACCCTATCTGAAAAATACTTCAATATTTTTGTTCTTATTTCACTTTTTATAGCAGATTCGTTACTTGAAAATATAATTTTTCTGTCCAATCCTCTGTTTATATCCCACTGACAAGTTAGAGGATCACATAAAATAAAATTTTCAAGTTCATATTTCAATAACTCTGAGTCCTCAACCATTACAAGCTCCCCATCCTCAATGGATATATCGCCTTTATAAAACATAAAACCTTTCATTTCACACCTCCTTATGGATGGTTATAAGGCACATTATTCTTAGAAACACTAGTTGTTACATTCACTGTGTCCCCCTCTAAGTCTGCTACTGTAGTTGTGCCCTCTATGGTTACAGAGTCATTGAATTCAGTAGCCTTTTGAAACTCTGCACCTTCTTCAAATATTGGTTTTTGATGGAATCTGATCTCTTCAGGGAAACTATCATCTAACATATCGTCAAATATTATTGGCAAAGCATAGGCCCCATTTCTTGAGAATTGCAGCTCTTTTAATGGAGTTCCATTAGTGCTTTCTGTACCTGCTATAATAACTTGATTCATGGCCCATTTTGAGAAGTATACAGGGACTATCATACCAACTGATACCGGAGAACTCGTTCCAATCCATCTTCCTATAGGGACATTTACAACCGGGAGGTCAATCTCGTTCTCTGTCGCTGAAATTAGTTTAATTTTGCAAAATCTTCCTATTTGAACCTCCATAACCTTTCCTAGAGTGTTAGTATAAAACTTGTCAGCCACTAGCCTTATATAACTTTCAATATCACTCATATTCCACCTCCTTCACTATAAATTATACCATATTATCCTATCACTTTTACAAAATACTTAGCTTCCCAATTAGTAGAGCCTTTTATTTCATAATCTATTATTTTACAGATCCCATTTAATTTGAAATGCTCTACTTTTACTATGTCTCCCTGAGCAAGCCCAGAGATTGGCAGGGCCTTTAATATATAATCATACTTTTTTTTCTGGTCCACATATTTATTTACATCTATAAGGCCGCTATCATATTTGAAAAGTATGCTACTTGCGATACCTGAGCTATCAGTTTTATATATTTCTACTATGTTTCCTCTAGTGGTTACAGAAAGGCCTCTGTTATTACAAATTTTTATTATAGAGTTTATACCTTGCCCTGTAACCGTGTATCCCGAAACCTGCCTATACTCTTCCAAGTATTCTGATCCAGTAAGTGTAAAACCTAAATTAGTGGCTATATCTTCTACAATGTAATCCTCTCTTACATATCTATCATACCACTGGGAAAAGTCTTGGCTGTAAGTTTCATGGGATGACATTATATCGAATGTAATTGTTTTAGTATCCATTTCTATATTTTTTATAACTCCACTTACCAACTCTCCTAATTGGCTGCCATAACCGATATTGAAAGTTGCTTCTGTGCCCTCTGTTATTTGCTCTCTTAGACCCCTAGAAAGATTTAATAAAGTAATTGTAAAGGTAGGTAAACTTTCTTCTCCTGTGGTCGAATAATCAAACCTAAAACGTGCCCCATTCTCTATAGAGTATGTATATCCATTAGAGAGAACTAGTTCAGCCGCTCTATCAAACAACACCATTATATATCACCATCCACCTCTATAAATATAGTCTCTCCCAAGTTGTCCCAGTTCACTTCATACTCTAATCCATCAATACTACGAGGTATCAAGTCATAAGAAGGGTAATCATCATTTCTACCACCATCTGAATCAGAGTTGAATATGAAAAACAAAGGGAAGTCCAAGACTGCTTTTTCTTCTCCATCACCTAGTACACGACCTTTCCCGTCGTTCTCGTCATATGATCTGTCGTACAAAATAAATCTGAATCTGTCCTCATAAGTATTGTACCTTATTTCCCAGTAATAAATGTTATCTAGTGTGAACTCATAAGGAATATTATCTTTTTTAATTTCAATATATTTTTCAGGTATTTTACTGTAAAACCTCGCCATTGTTCACCCCCCCTTTAAAATTCTTGTGTTCCTGTCTGCCTACTGACTGATTTTGTTCCTTGCTTCCCTGAACTTGTTACTGACTTTTCAGAAGTAGAGAAGGAACTAGAAGGAACTTTTATAACTTGAGTAGTTGCTACAAATATATTTTCAAAAGAAATACCTATTTTTATTGAGTTTATAGACCCATCTTTTACAGGATTTATACTAGTTATAACAACGCTGTTGTAAACCTCATCAAATATAAGCTTAATTCTGCTTTTACTATTCATGTAAGTAACTAATGCACTCAAACGGTCGCTTATATCGTCGCCTTCTAGAACTATAGTAGTTGAGATAGTCGTGTTATTTACTTCTACATCCTCATTGAGTGTGTCTTGTAGCTCATCAGTGACTATCGGAGTACTTACCGCACTAGCTGAGTAACTAGGATTCGGAGTTATTAAGTAATCGACTTCCACATCCCCTATATAATACGACGCCTCGCTACTTGTTACGCTGTCGCTATTATCGTCTAGCTCTTTCAATTTGTCTCTCATAAGTTCCTCTGTGTCATCTATAGCAGATACACTTTCTCTTTTAACTGAATCGACTAATATATCACGATATAAAGTTTCATTATCGGTATTCTGAGTGAAAAAATCAATGTCATTTAAATAATCATACCATCGCTGAAACTTGTAAGGGATACCTTTCAAATCATAAGAATATGCCTCTGTTAGGTCTTTACAGGATGATATAATCTCCTGTAGCTCAGATACATCTGTAATATCTGGTATTTGATCTCTATATTTGTCTAATTTATTTATTGTACTTAGTATACTCATTGTTCACCTCCTAGTTATATTATACTATACAAAAGGGGCTTTACGCCCCTTTTTTTATGTCAATGAAGCTATTAATCTTTCCCTTTTTCTTCTGTTATATTGATCTAGTTTAGGCTTTATCTGTTCCCAAATATCGATTGGACTACCACCACCGCTAATATTTATACTTATGCTGTCGCCTTGTACAGAGATAGAGTTTCCGCCCATTTTACTGGTCGTAGTGTTATTAGTCACACTAGAACCTCGAGGAAGGTTCACAAGTTCTGGGCCTTGCTCACCTACTAGTGCCATCCCTCCTGGGTGGTTGCTCGTGCCATTAGCATATTGAGGTATAGTTTTGTTAACAGATGTTACAGTAGACTCACCACCACCCATTAGCTTCCCAACTACTTTAGCAAAAGCACTATTTTTTAACTTTTCCCATATGGAATCTATGAAATTTTTAAACGGCTCTATCTTTTTATAAGCAAGCATAAAGGCCCCACCTAATAAAGCTACTCCAGCAATTACCAAACCTATAGGATTGGCATTTAAAGCTAGATTCAAAGCCCATTGTCCAGCTGTGAAAAGCTTAGAAGCCACATAACTAGCACCTAAAGCTACTTTCTGAGCTACTAAAAGACCTGTATTTTTTATAATCATTAAGTTTTCTTTGAAAAACAAAGGTATCTCAACTGCTGCCTTATACCCAGCACGTGCCTTTTCTATCAAGAATACCCCTAAAGCTACTGCTTTATAGGTCAAGAAGGCCCCTGTAAGTGCTCCTACGACCACTTGTAAGGCTCTAGCTTGGAAAGAGGCCCCTGTCAACATCTCGATAAATTTATTCCCTATATCAAATACTCCACTTATAGCCTTAGCGAAAGTATCAAACTTATCTATATTTTCAGTTATGCTATTCGATACATTTATTCCAGTTTTTAATAATTTCATCCATACAGGCATTAATTTGTTACCTATTGAAATTTTATTATTTTCAATCTGAGCGTTTAACCTTCTTCTGAGCCCTACTTCTGTTTCAAGGTTTCTTGCAACGTCTCCCATAGCGTCTTTAGATTGCATCTGTATGGCGTGAAGTCTAATTTGTATCTTTGTAGCTTCATCCATTTTGGTGGAATATTTCCCAAGCCCCATTTCAGCGGCCGCAGTGTTTAAGTTAGTTTCAAGTATAGAAGCCCCCAAAGTCTTTGCAGCTTCTGTTTCTCCCATCAAGGCCGATATCATAGTTTTCTGAACATTTACACCTTTAGCTGATAGATTATTGAAACTGTCCAAATCATTAGCCAATTGAACTATCTCTTTCGATAGCGAGAATGATGTGTCTCTAGCCATACCAAACCCAGTAAACAAGTTTTGTATATCTCCCATGCCTTCTTTAGTTTTCAGAACAGAGAATCCCATTGAGTTTGAGTATTCTTCAGCCCACTTGTTAGCATCCCCAGCCATTTTACCGAATACAACATTTAATTTATTTTGTGTTTCTGTCATTTCAGATGCTAAGTTTACAGTTTCAAAAGCCTTTGATACTCCAATATAAGCGGCCGCCAACCCACCTATACCTTTTATAAGTTTGCCTGTGACACTTTGGGACTTCTTACCTCTGTTATTGTAATCATCTAACATTTTATTTAATTTTTTACTCGTTTGTGTAGAAGTAGCTTGTAATTTTTTCGTACTTCCTTCTAGTTTTTTTATGAAATTACTAGTCTTTTTCACTGCATTTTCAAAAGGTCTGAAAGGTTGATTTTCAAACTTCAGTTGACCTTCGACGATTAATCTATCATCTGCCATCATTCACCACCTCTAACCACATATTTTGTCTTTTTCTGCTGTTTCTATCGTCCACAACTTCTTTTTTAGATGCACTGTCCCACTTCATAAGCTTTATCGAGGTCAAAGAATCTCGATACCTGTAAATCATTTCATAAAAAAGATGGGCTTCACATTCTAAAATATAAGTGATCGGGATTTTTACCCCTAAATAACTTAAATCCTCGAACAAAGCCCATCTTAACAACCTATCAGTATCATTATTTAATTTTTTGGCTTCTAGTCTTGCTTTATTGTCCTGAAACCTTTTCTTTTCTCTGACCTCTTCATAAAAGATGCTTGATAAGTGTCAAGTATAGCAATTAGGCCTTCTAACCCTTCAAAGTCGTTTCTCCAAAAGTTTATATCTCTAAATTCAGAAGGTTTCACCACCATATTTTTCAAATATTTCTCATAATATGCCTTGGTGTCTGTCTTTTTCACTAGATCAGCCTGCATATCATTATATATGAAATTGTCCATGTTTTGTATCTCTACCTCGTAGTCTCTAAAAGTTTTCATTTCGTGGTCGTAAACGTCATATAAAAACTTATTTTCCATCAATTACACCCTCTTTTTAGTATATTTACCCATTTTAACTATGAAATCTCTTGAGATCCCATCATAAGGATCTTCCGGTTCTTCAAAGAACACCCTAGAGCCTGTAGTTTCTTTTCCGTAGTTTCTTGAAGAATCATCTATAACTGTTATATTACACTCTACAGCGTTCTGACATAATGTCTCTATGTACGCCTCGTCACTTGAACCGACTAGCACAGTCACGCTTCCAGTCCTTGAATAGTTCCTTCTAGTCATAGAAGGCACTTCTCCATTTATAGCTGGAGTATCTCCTAGCGTGGTTTGTTCTGGTTGAGCTCCTGGATCCCAGTTTAGCAAGTTACCCGATAATATAGTCCTTGCTGAGTATGAATCATCCTGTGGAACTATTCTAATTGATAAATTTTCTATATCTCTATGTACAGACATTTAAACCTCCTTTTAAGCAGCTTGTTCTATGTCGAACTGTCTTAAGTCTTTGTAACCTGTGATATTAAGTGTAAAGTTTTTACCTTCTTGGAATAAGCTTACTCCAACGTTAAACCCAAATCTTCCTTGATTGCTTTCTAATGTATAATCTAAGTTTGCAGATGTCACTTTATAGTCGTAGATTATTCCGAGCCCACCTTGCGACACTGGCCTTTTTAACTTTGCCATCCTGTCAACTATTGCCGCCCTTACGGTGCCCTCATCTTGAACTGTTAGGACTTCCTCATTGTGTCTTAGGTCGTGCAAGTCTTGAGAAAGATCAGAACTTACTTTATACAAGGCCCAAATGTTTGTAAAGTCTTCCCCAACTGGCGAAACTACCCCAGAGGTTTCATTTTTATTATTTATATATCTTGTATAGATGTTGATACCTGCAGAAATCCAGGCCGCCGCTTCTGTAGTTGACATTTTACCGACTTCACCGCCTACAAAAGAAGGCTTATAAGCTGTTATACCTGTCAATTCTTTTGCTACACCTTGAGTATTCCCTACACCTTGGTATATTATCCTTCCTGCTAATGCTCCATCAGAATACTTTTCAAATATGTCCGTTGCGCTCTCATAACTCTGTATAAAGAATATATTTGTGCAATCGTCTCTCATTGTTTCGGTAACATCTGTAATCTCGTCAACTGTCATAAATGCTACTGAGAACCATGAAGAAAGTTTAGTATTTATATCCAGTATGAAATCCTCGTCACCGATTATGTCTGTTAGATCGTCAAAAACTAAACAAGTGAATTGTCTTTCATTGACTACAGTCACATCATACAGTACCTGGTCCAGGTAAGATAAGAAATCATCCTTTTCCTGTGTAGTTGGTGATCCAGGAATATCCGCTAGTATTTTACCACTCACATAAAATTCTTCAGGTAAGATTGAAGTACCTCCTGCCGTGCTTTGTCCTAGTGACATATCTATTTTTTCCACTAGATCACCAGCCCCTAAAGTGCTTGTTAGTTCTGCTTTTGTTACTGATCCAGAAAAAGCTTGTGTATCTATAGCTCCAACTGTAGAAATAAAAGTTACTGCGTTCATAGCTTCGTTGCTTAACAGTGACTCTATCTCTATGTTAGAAGCTACCCTATTAAAATTGTTAATAGCTACTTTTAAACTCATTTAACCCTCCTTTATTGTAATTGTTTTTTCTACATCTCCGGTCAAATCAACCTCTTCTAGATAGTCAATATTCCTTTCAACTTCATTATTAAAATCAACTACTACATTCACAACGTAGCACTGCAAATACTGTTCATCTAGCTTCTCAGGCAGTTCTCCGGCTCTTTCACATGAAATTATTCCATATCCCTCTATAATTATACCATATTTCCATTGGAATTTTATACCGTATAATAATTTTCTAGCATATTCAAAGGCTTCTTCCTTATTGTAAGAATATACCCTTAAACTTATATTTGCTTGCTCGTAAAAGTTAGCCTTGTCTATAACCACGTTGTTCACTGCGTCCTCTGTTCGTCCATCTAAACGATACATAATCTCACTAGGAGCCTCTGACACCCTCCAAGTTGCAAAAGGTGTAGAAGGTAAACTCTCAAAAGAATAAGCCGGTATAATTTGAAAAGTTCCACCTGTAAACTTACTATTCAAGTGACTTATAAAACTTGATACACTCGCCATTACACCACCTTCTCGAACTTTTTAAGCCCGTAAAAGCACCCGCTAGATTCGTTGTATTCCTTGATATATTGTAACTTATAATACACGCCACCAATAACAACTTCACGGACTTCAGAGCTTTCATGTAACTTGTCATAACTATATGCTTTCCTATCATCTACAGTATAGCTCCCAGCCTGTATATACTCTTTATCTTTGCTTGTATTCCAGGGCATGACTATGGCACTTCCTACAGATTGTAACGTGCCTTGTGTCAATACTCCATCTATCCATTCAGCCGAGCTATAAACATTAACGTCTACAAACTCGCCATAGAGGATAGGCTTAATTTTAATCATACCTACCTCCTTATATCCTAACTATTTCATAATTGATACTATTCAGAAGAAAATCATTTTCTCTGAGAATGTTTCCCTTGTTCTTCTCTTTATATTTTATTGTTTTAGCTTTCAGAGGTGCAAAGTCGTTTGACATAATTTGTTCTTGAATCTGTTGTTTTATGAAGATCCCTAGTTGTGTCAATCCTTGCTTACCCGTTAAAGTTCCATTGTAAACCAGTCTTAATATTTCTTTTTGCTCTGCTATTATTAAATTCCTACCACTTTTATGCTTCACTGCTTTATCAAAGAAAGGTCTTTCCGGCATGAAAACAGTTCCAAAGTTCAAATATAAAGCATATTCGTATATTTTTACCCCGTCTTGCTCCTGCTCAGCCTTACTACCAAACACCCCAACCTTCACGCCATGTTTGGAGAGATATTTAACCTCCTTCTGTAACTTGTCAAGTTTAGGAGTTTTTCGTGTGATTCTCACCATAATTTTGACCGCCTTATATCGTTTCTAAGGGCTTCTATATTTATCAAGTGTGTTATTCCAACGTGAATTAGTTTCTGTGTAATCTCTAAAACTGTATGAAATATCAGATATACTATAACTTTTAAGATTGGCACTTCCATCAGCTATCATACCGCTAGTTTTTATCATGTCGCATACTAGAAATAATAAATCTTTTGGGAACTCGTCAGATGTATAACCAGCATTATAAGTTATTTCTATTTCGTCATCATTCTTGAAATTACTTAGAGTCCTTTTGTAGTTTTTAATTCGCCCTTGTTGGAAAATACCTTCTTTATACTTACAGGCCCTCTCTTTATACACTGAAAACTCATCTGTGTCTTTTAAAACACCATTAATATATACAGAGGTTATTTCTTTTACAGGCCTTTTCTGTAAATATACTATCTTATCGCCTGTTCCGACTGTTTCGTCGGTCTCTTCTCCATAGCTCGGATCATAACCCAACTCTGAAATTAACATATCCCAGGCTATCTCCAGCCACAAATCAGATACAGTTTCGCCTAGTATTTCATTTATATCAGTGCTTAAATCCGTTAATAAATTTGACATATTCCACCTTCTTTATAAAAATAGAGGGACATAAGCCCCCCCTATTCTATTTTATATTATTGCTGCTGTTACTTCTAAAAGTACAAGAGCGTTTGAGTTTCTTACTTTACCTCCGACTCTCATTCTGGTAATGTGGTTCCACATTCTGTTAGATGCAAGCCTGTCCATCTCTGTTTCCATCCCTACTCTTTCAAAGATCGCATAACCTTTAGTTAGGTCTCCAAAGAAGCAAGGGTATGCTCCATCTGCAATGTCTGCCATGTCCTCGCACTCTACAACTGGGTATCCGTTGAAAGTAGAAGGTGCTCCACTTGCAACCGGGGCCTGCCATAGATACTGCCCATCTGAACCTTTGAATTTCTTCATCTCTCTGTAAAGGTCAGTAGAAACATAGTATTTCGCCATTCCGCTTCTATATTGTTTTTTAATCTCAGTTTCCATATTTAGAAGGTCGTCTGCTGTTACTTTAGAGGCTGACTCTGTTGCTAGTGCATTAGCGATTAGAGTTGCATTAGTTAGGATACCTTCAAACTTATACTCGCCAGAACCAGTTCCACTAAGAATCTGAGTTGACAGAGTTTCCGCAAAATCCTCTGTAGCTATCTCTCTAATTTCTTGGTCTATTGGGAATGCTGAATCGTCTCTCATTTCGTCAGTAACTGGTATTTCTGATTGTAATACCCCTGCTGTAATTTCTAATCTAGCGGTGAAGTCAGGAGTCCCTTTTGTAACTACTCCAGAGCCTTCTGCTACCGCTTCAACTGTGTTAGTCCATGAAGCCCTGATTGGTACTTCTAGTGATTTCCCAGAACCTCTGTAGATTTTAGAGTCTGCGTAGAAAGGTGAAGCTACTTTCAAGTCTTTGATAATTTCATTCGCTAACAATTCTGGGATAAGCGCTGCCCCTTGTGTAGAATCCATAGCCTTTGCGAACTCTTGACCTTCTAGGGCTTTATTATGAAGTGCTTTCTCAAACTTTTCGTACTCCTCTTGCATAGATTTATTAATCCCACCTTCAAAGTTTCCTGGAGCCGATATTTCGTTCATTGTTTTGTCCATTTTCTCGACTACTGCAACGAATGAGTTTAATCTTTCTTCTAACTTGGCGCTTTTTTCAAGGCCTTCTGTTTTTTCAAGTTTCTCTTTCAAATCTGCAATTTCAACCTTCATTTTTTGCATCTCTTCTTTTTCTGCTTGTCCATCCTCGGCCTTGTCCATTCTTTCAGCAAGCCCTTTTATAGCTCTTAGTATTTCTTCGTTCATCTTTTCCCCCTCTTTTAATGATTTTGTGACCACAGCACTTGGATGTGCCTGCCCGTTTTCGTGCGTTATGCTAACCTCAGAGATTGTACCTTTTCTAGTTTCAAGATACTCTTTCCCGTTCCGTTCTACCCAGCCATATTCTATTCGATTTCCGCCTATACTTAGATTATACTTTACCCCTGCATTTTTAGCAAGTGCAATGGTTTTACCAAGGTCATTGTCAAATAAACGGCCTTTCACAAGTACTTTTCCAGGACCTTTGCTCAATTGTACAGTCCCTACAGTAGAGGATACACCTTCGTGCATGACATAAACTGGTATCACTTTACCAATATCATTGTCAAAGGCACCTTCTACCATTATTTCGTCCGATTTATCAACTATTCCATATTCCGTTGCAATACCCTCGATGTCATAGATATCTTCATCATTTTTTTGTATTACATAGATTTTCTTAAACTCTTGCCCCATTTTCCACCCCCTTTTAGTATATTATACCATATTTTACTTGGTTCTAGTATAGACAACTCCACAGAAACACCGAATTATTTGACAGGCTACTCCATTTTCAGGGTCTTTAGGAAACCTCATTTTAGTAGGAGGACAACTTTCATGACCTGGAACGTTGAATTTTTGATTTATTCCGACTATAACGCCATCCATAGCCAAGTGATTAGGTCTGTTAGTCTTTCCGCCACCTCTGTGAATCCACTTTTTATATTTCAACTTGCCTTCTTGAGCCGTTTTATGATTAGTCACAGAGATAGCCTGACTAGTTTCCTCACTTGCTATCAGCTTGGCACGTGTTCGGCTTATCTCCCCACCTGTATCTTCAACTATTTTATTAACCATGTCCCTAAAGCTTAAACCTTCTTCTGTGTATTTAGCTATTTTAGTATTAAGTAACTTCTCAGTAGTCTCAGAGATAGAGGTTACCTTTTTAGCCATATATTTACTAGAAAACTGTTTTAATAGTGTAGATTTTACAGTCTCGATTTTGTCAGTTACTATATTCCTTTTGAATTTATCCACAAAGTAGTCTACAAACTGATTTACATTAAGTTTCCAAACAAATAACAATTGTTGCTCCATAGCAGGCCCGAAAGTATTTTTTATTTCTTTCTCTATAAACTTACTAAGATCCTTGTCATCTGCTTTGTTATATTTATTTTTTATTGCACTGGCTAGTTTAGTATAGGGCCTCCTAATATACTTGACACGCATTGCGGCAGTCCTTTCACTATACACTCTAAGATTCTTAGCTTGTTTTAATTCTGCCTGCGTGACTTTACTCTTCGCCATCTATCCCACTTCCTTCTTCTGGATCTATTACTTCACCAGCACTTTCAAGAGGAATTTCAGACGAGCTTACATAAGTCTTATCATACCATTCACCAGTCATTTTAGGTAGATTGAAACCATATTTTTCTGTTAATATAGCTCTTATTTCGTTTTTAGTGGCTATACCATTAAGAAGTTCAACTGTCTTTTGAGCTGAGTCTGTATTGTCCTCTTGTAACTCTTTGATACTAGAAAGGTCATACCATATGTAGTGGTTCTCTCCTAGTTCGTCTTTTAGGAAGGCCGTCATCTGCTCACAGTATTCTTTCAATAGAGGTACAATTGTATCTTGATATATTTTCTTTTTCATTTCAGAGATATTATTGTAAGTGCTGCCATCACTTGATATTAATTGGACAGGAACTCCTAATGTAGAGCAGATAATTTCCCTCATTAATGTTATTGAATTAAGCCAATCTAACTCTTGTGGTGTTAGGTCCAGGGATTTAAAATCGAAGTTCTCACCATTTAACATAGCTATTCTTCCTGCTCCGTTGGTACCGCTTCCCATTGATTCAAAACTTCTTTTAGCTTCCTCTTTCGCTTGAGGATTAAGAAACTTCTTATAACTTAATATCCCTACTCTTTTACCACTATTTGAAAGTTGTGAATTCATATGGTTAAATGCAAAGTTCGTTAAATCCCCAGGCTTTGCAGCCGATTTTATACGACTTCTAAACTCCGTTCCATATCCTGCGATGCCATCACAAGGATTTACAGAGGTTACGCATCTATAGTATTTCATTTCATTACCTTGTATAACTGTAGATCCTATTTTATACCCTGATATATTCATACCAGTATCTTTTTTTATTTCAAACGAGTCTGGTGAGTATATATTCAGATACTTAGTCATAGAACCTTTAGTTTTATTAAGCAACAATCCGCCGCCTATTATAAGCCACGTAATGAAATACTCATTAAACTGCGACCTTGTAAGTTGCGGATTAGGATCATCTAGCCACTTTTGTACTATATGCCCTTTTGATTCTTCTACTTTGTCGCCTAACTGCCTATATATTTTTATATCCACGCTGTTAAAATCGTCTACTATCTCCTTTATACAAGCATAAAAGAAAGGATTGTCATAAGCATCTTTTAAAAACGTGTTGTAATTAACAGAATATCTTTGATATCCCAAATTTGTCATATATCCGTAAGGCTTGGCTAACATGTTCTTTACAGCTTTAATTATGTTCAATTTATCACCTCCTACTTATTATACTATAAAAATGTGATATCGTCATCACCGCATGACTGTTTATCTGTGAATATAGCATACCTAACACCGTCGCATTTTGTTATCCTAAGCGTGTTTATCACTTAGTTCTAATAGTTTTTATTCCTATTAGTTCGGACTATATCTTCATTTTAATTTGGAACATCTGCGGCTACAATATATAACTTTAGAATATTTATTAGTTATAAACTCTTCACCACATTTTTTACACAATCTTTTTTCGTTGTCAACACCACTTTTTCTTCTATGTTTAGATTTACAACTATTAGAACAAAATTTACTTTCGTGCTTTTTAGATAAATAAGTTTTACCACATTCTATACATTTGAATTCTTTTTCTACATGCAACCTGTCTTTAACATTCTGATAATGTTCTTTATGCCATTGTTTCCCAGCATCCGAAGCATGCCACTCTTTTGTTTTTGGTCTTATAACTTCACAATGTTTCTTTAGCGCTTCTAACCTTTCAGATGTTAAATTTTTATTGTGTTCTATCAAATGTATAGTTCCGTCTATTTTCAAAAGGTTTTCTATGTTGTTGTTCTCTGTATCACCATCTATATGGTGTATATGAAACCCTTTTTCAATATCCCCATTATAAAACTTATATATATATCTATGTAAATCCATACCTACTTTTGTATTCCTGTAATATTTTTTGCCTTGTGGCCTTGTAAATCTAAGATTGTTAAAAATTATTGTTCTTTCAGATATTCTTTTCATTTAATCACCTCAATATGATTATACAATGAATAACTGAATTAATCAAATTAAAACGTTGCGTGTTCGTGGGAGTATTATTGTTTCCTCAACTCCTAGTCTCTGCGCCTGTTATCGCCTTTTACATCGACAACTTCAGCTCTGATTGGCATTTCAGCGTCCCAGTTTTTTTACGCAATTTTTTTATGATGAACCCGATATAAGTTAAGCACATCATCATTACGCTTCACGACCTCTTCTTTCCCATTAGCCTTTGTACTCCCCCATACATAGAGGTACATTTCATCTAAACCTTTTTTAAATTTATCTTTAATAAAAAATAGCTTCTTAGTTTTCAAAAGGGATCCCACAGTATTTATACCTTCTACAACACTTTTGTTTGCAAATTCTATATTGATTCCAGCTTCCTTCATCTGCTGAATATATTCGGTTCTAGCATAATCTCCATAAAATTGTATATATGGATATTTTTCCTGTAATTCAAGTGCAACATCAATCCACCAATTTATATATCTGTGCTGTTCTGCCACCTCTTCAATTAGATAATAATTACCACTTTTACATTTTGCAATTACTACAATACTCCCATAATGTTCAAAACCATAATCAATACCACCTATATAATAATCTATTTCCTCAGTTCCTGGAATATGATCAATTAAATGTATATCCTTATCAAAATCTTTATATACCACACCTTCGGCGGCTACCCATAGGCCTAAAACATCTCTATCATAAAACATTCCTGAAGGTGTAACCCTTTCAATACTTTCTATATAGTCTTTAGGCAATTTATCATTATCATACAAGGTGAAATTAAATGATTTTATATTAACTCTTCCGTCACTCAATAACTGGCCGTCATTATCTATATAATCAGTTTTTACAGAGTGCATAGGGTTCTCTGGGTTGGTATCAATAAATACTCTAGAGCCTTTATATGAGCATCTAGATATTACCTCTTTCACAAAACTGTCATGCAATGCAGTACCCTCATTTAGGAAGGCCCCTGCTGCCGTAAATCCTCTGACACTCTTCCAAGAATCACTATTGGCACCACCGAAACAATATACCATATTGCCCCACAGTTCAAACCCACCATTTTTATTTAACTTTATTTCGCCGTCTATCAACTGTTCCATGTCATCTAAAATATTTCTTTGTATTGATGAGCTTGTTGCACCTCCTATTATAAAAGATACACCCATACCCTTATATTCGTGCATATGAAGTAAAAAAGCCTGTATAAGTATAAAAGTCTTCCCCGCCCTTTTTGCACCATTACAAATTAATATTTTAGGCTCTTTATTAATGGAATATCTCAAAACTTCATACTGTTTTTTAGTATATATATTTTTTAAACTATCCATCTTTCAAGGCCCCTTTTAATTTTGAAAAAACATCTGAAGAGCTTACTTTTAAATCAACTTCTTTCTTTTCTTTCGGGTATAAATCATCTAAACTGTTCAACTCTTTTATAGCCCCTAAGCGGCCGTTGTAGTTGCCATCCTTCTTGCTATCTGATATAAGCTCCAAAAGTTCTTTAAAGGCCCTCTCGCGCCCCCACATGGCTTTTTCTTTGTGTTCGTTTATCAAATTGTTATACCTTAGCTGGACCTTAGGATTGTTAAATACCTTTTGAGCCGCTATATCTGTTTTTATTTCATCCATATTCATACTATACCCAGCGTCTTCATAAGCTTTTCTTTTTGTGTTGCCGGCCAGCAGGCTTTGGACAAACATTTCCTGCTTTAAAGTTAACTTATTACCTCTGGCCATAGGTCCACCTCCTTTTTTCCCCACTCTCGTACCATACCAGCGTAGTATGTGCTACTCCGTCAGATACTGAGCTTGTATTTTTAGTTTGGATAAATTTTAGAATTTATAAGGAGGCAAGTATCTCTTCTTTTTCCACCTCTGTTATCCATCCTTTTGCAATAGCATTGTCTAGCCCTGTTTCTGTCAATTTACCTGCTACATACATTTTTTTCAAAATCGAGTACATATTACACCTCCAAGATGTCTAAAATAAGTATTTCAAGTGCACTTTCCAACTCTTCTATCTTCTCTGCCTCGGTTTCTACAACAGTGTTTTCAGCTTCTTCTTTTTCTATAGCTTCAGCTAGCCAACTGTCGTAATTGTTGTCCAAACTTGTTATTAACGTGTCTCTGTATCTAGTAGTATACCTGTAGTGGTCATACTCCCATTTGGCGGCCTCGCCCTCTTCCACCTCCGATTCAGTAATATTTGTAAAAAATTCAATTTCTGCGTAGTCTCCATTGAACGTTATCTCATATGGAGATGCGGGCATAATCGTGCTTTCTGCTTTCATTCCTTATCACCTCTTTAAGTTTTTTTTATTTTAACAAACGGTTTTACGTGCTTATGATAAAAATTATACGAGTTACAGTGTCTGAGCCACCC